TAGTCGTTCTGGAAACATCATATATATCTGCCAAAACTTGACCAGGTCTAGACATAAACTCCACAACAGAAAGAATATTAAATATATCTGATTGAGTTAATTTTGAACCTCCATTACTTGCTCCAAAATTACCACCTTCATTTTGATTATATCCATTTCTATAGCTATCATACTTTTTAATAAATTCTTTTTCTTTATCTCCAATTTCTTTTTCTGTAACATCTCCTTCAAATTCAACACTAAAAGAGAAATTATCTTCTCCATAAATATTAAATTCTTTTTGAAGAAAATGGTTATCGTGACGATTATATCGTAAATCTGTAAAATGTCTAGTTCTTCTTCTTGGAATATTATTAGTTAACCCAATATAAATTTTATGATTTATTAAGTTTTCAATTTTATAAATATAATACATAGTAGAAACCTCCATATTTTATTTTCTACTATATATAAAAATTATGCACATAACTTTGTAACATTTTGACCAAAAAAGTTAACATATATTTGACTTTTATTTACAATTTCTTCATCATGTCTACTTCCATCAGGTAATAATCTTGATACATTCATAGTAGGGATAATAACTTCATTAAGAATTTGTCCATCTACAAGAATAACCTCTTCGATAAGACCTCCAGTAGCTCTTCGTCCTCTAGAACGCTGTGTTGATGCCATTACATCAAGCTGACTACCATTCTTGAATAAGAAAGTAAATTCCTCTTTAGAAGATTTAGATTTACCTCTATCAAAATTTACTTCATTTGCTAAACCAGGAACCAGTTTACAAAGTTCTTCAGCTTTCTCTCTAACAATACCTGTTGCTTGCTCTTTACCACCTGTTGTAACAAATAAATGACAACCAGGATAAAAAATACATCTAAGCATAAGTACAAGAACAGATAAAAATGATTTAGAATAAGCACGAGGGAATACCGCATATACATGTTTATATCTCATTGCTTGACGCAAGAAAATTCTTTGATAGGTATATAACTTAAGAACAGTTTGTTTCTCACTCGCGCAAGAGTTACAAAAATCAATATATAAATCTGGATATTGTCTATAAAAAGCAATAGCCTTCCTAAGTTCAGGAAGGCATGCTTTAACTCTTTCCTCAGAAATACCAATCTTTTGGCTTTGCTTATTATTGGAAAGAGCTAATATATCAGCTAATGCCATTAATCATCTTCCTTTCTTTCCTTCTCATAAGCATTTGATTCTTGAGTAATTTGAGAATCTAACTCTTTTTCTTCTTGTATTCTTTCATAATAATCTGCTATATCTTCATCTGTTATTTCTTCTTCATCTTCATCCCAATTATCATTTTCCATATTTTCATGTTCAAGTTGAATTTTCTTAAGATAGTTCTCAATTTGTTGACCAAATCCTAAATCTTTAGTTACAAGATTATATAAATATTTTTGTGTATCCTTTATACTTATATCAATCATATCTTCATTTACTTCTATTAAATCATTAGGAATAAAACCACCTAATCTTTCACATACTGATACAAGTACTCCAGTACAATCTATTTTTTCATTATCTTTGTCTTTATTTTGCGCAGCTGTAAATTTTGCAGATTTTCTTAATCCATCATTTACTCTTGCTAATTTTTGATACCCATCTACATCTCCGCAATCAATAGCCTGATTCATTTTTAAATCAGTTTTACACATAAGTATTAATGTATTAATACTGTCCGCATCTTGAATATCAAAAGAACTCATCATTTCATCATATTTCTTTTCAAGTTCAACCCATTCATTAGGTTTATACAGTCTTCCCCATTTTAAAGCAAGATAAATTTTATCTTCTTCTGTTAATTCTGCGGCGGGGTCTGGTAATTCATCTTCAGACATGTATTGTGAATCAAATGCTGCGAAACCATCGACAAATGGTTCTCCACCAGGAAACTTTTCTTCTGTTGCCTCTCTTTGAGTTTCTGTTGAAACTAAAGTTTTGTATTCTGCTTCAGAAATAGTTCCATTTTCATACATTTCTTTAATTTCTTGTTCTCTTGCCGCTTCTTCAGCTTTTTCCTCTTCTGTCAATTCTTCTGGCTGACCAAGCTCTTTTTGTAATCGTTCTGAATCCGCCCATGTATAAGGTTTGCCTGTCTCTTTATCACACCATTGCTTCAACTTCATTTTTGCAAGGTATTTACCTAAAACTGCAGGTCCGCCAGTACCTTTAACAGGATCTTCTTGATATTTTTTATCTCTTAAACTATTCCATTCCCAAGGAATATATGGAACATCCATTTTTTCAAGAATCCATAAAAAAGTATCTGGTTCAAAATTATTTACATGAGCGCTTAAACAATCTTTACATAATTCAACTTTAGAACCATCTTTATAAGTATAAAATCTAGCTTCGCCTAAAGTTTTCTTACATCTCGAGCAATGGTACTTTTTCTTTTGTTCTGCCATTTACTCTCACACTCCTTTTTTCTTATTACGGCAGTCTTTACATATTGAATAATAACCGTCTTTACTGCTTTTATTTCTTGAAAAAAACTTGTTATGAGCTAATTTAATTTGTCCACATTTTGAACAGCGTTTCCAAGTACCTTTTTCTTGTTCAGTATAATGCCAAACAAGCCATTTTTTTCTAGCAGTTTCCGCAATAAGTTTAGGAATTTTATTTCTCCATAAAGAAGAAATGTATTCTACTGAATATTTAATACCGTAATCTTCTTCTAATTTTTTCTGTATTTCTGTATTTTGCAAACCATCTACTTTATATGTAATTAAATCAAAATATAATGGTTCATCAGCGAGCGCAATATCAATTACTTCGTCAAGAGCTAACATCATATAATAAATATCTGAATTAAATTTACTATATGCATCTTCCTTTAATTTAGAATATCTACATAACATCGCGCTAACATGCTTCGGCTCTAATAAACTTAAATTAGCTTCAACTTGAATTTCACCATCTTTATCAAGAGTAATATTTTCATATAAGTCTATCTTAGTTGCAGATTTAGTTGTGTTAACAAAATTAACTCCACCTTTAAATGAAGCCCGCAACACATAAGCATCTCTATATAAAGCAATAATATTTTGTTTTACAGAATATTTTTGTTTACCTTTTGCTACTGGCAATACCTGAGTTTCTAATCTTTTTATTTCCTTAAATAAATCTTTTAATCCAGGCACTTCTTCGATATCTTCAGGTGTAATTTTATTTTTTGGTGTTAAAAGTACATTTTTATCATTTTCTACGATAAGATTATAAACATAGTCCTCTGCAGATCCATTGCTACCGCTCTCACCATATTTATTTTGAAATGAAACTGATAATCCTTCTAAACTTACTTCATGTTCTTTAATCGTATTCTTTAATCTACTTTTTGTTGTTATCTTATGTTCTTTAATATCTTTCTTAAATGCTAATATAATATAATCAGACATAGCTTCTAAATATCGTCTGGTGAGTTTTTCTGGAGGAGTGTTTTCTATAATTTTTTTAACTAATTCATTTCTTTCTTCTGGAGTTTCAAGAGTGTAATCAAATTTAATATGATCATCCTCTTGTACTTGTGTATTAGTTTTTATATCTTCCATTGTGTCTCCCTTCTCAACTCTATATTTATATTATACGAAAATTTTTCACATTTGTCAATAGTTAATTTAACAGTTTTGACAAGAATAAAAATTTTTGTTATAATATTTATAGAAATAGAAAAGGAGTGATATAATGTGGTATAATAAAGAACAAGAGGATATAATCAAAATGGAAGAAAAACCTGAACATACTTTAGATACTCCAGGACAAATTAATGAAACACCTGGAAATATTTTTGATTATGAAAATACTTATGCTCTTGTTAATTATATTTCTGCGGATTTCGCCTTTGATGCGGGATTACCTAAGCTTTTTCAAACTCGATACTCAACCCGTGACGATTTGAGGCAACGATTCCCGCATTATAACTGGGATGGACATGGACATTGTTTATGCACAAATAATCTTCATGTATTAAATTTAATTACCAAGAATAGATATTTTGAGAAACCTACTCTTGTTACAATAGAAGAAGCTTTATTGCAAATGAAAGAGTTCTGTGAAATAATGGATATTTATAAAATTGCAATGCCGCGGGTTGGAGAAGATTGGCAGGATGTAAAAGATATAATTATGAATATTTTCATGGGAACAAATTTCGATATTAGAATAGTTTATCTAAATGAATATTATGATGGACATATTTTTGAACCAGATTTAGAATTACAAAATTTTGGTAAAGATAGAAAACATATAGATGGAAATGTTGAAAAGAAGTATTATTAAGGAGAGATTGTTATGGATGATAATAAAAAAGTTTATGCAAGTGGCGGGATGGGATTCGCAGAAGTGATTCAAGTAGTATTTAT